GCATTGACAGGTGAAGGTGGTGACATTATCGTAATTGATGATCCGCACAACGTCCGTGAGGCAGAATCCTCCGCTGTTCGGGAAGGTGTCCTTGACTGGTGGGATCAAGCTATGCAGACTCGTCTCAATGATCCGAAGACTGGTGCATTTGTCATTATTATGCAGCGAGTTCACGAGAATGATCTGACAGGCCACATATTGGCCAATGATCTGGGTAATGACTGGGATCACCTTTGCTTGCCAGCCAGATATGAGATTGGGCATCCTACGCCAACAAAATCAAAACTCGGTTTTACGGATCCGAGAACCAAGGAAGGTGAACTGCTCTGGCCAGATCGCATTGACGAAAAGACACTTGACACACTTGAGAAATCCCTTGGCAGTTATGCTTCTGCCGGACAGCTTCAACAGCGACCAATGCCAAAAGGTGGTGGAATCCTCAAAGCTGAGTGGTGGGTTCCATGGGAGCACGAACATTTGCCAGACATTGAATACGTCATTCAATCTTGGGATACTGCCTTCAGCACAAAAGAAAAGACATCTTACTCCGCTCGCACGACATGGGGTGTTTTCCGCAAGAATGGTCAAATCAATGCGATTGTACTTGATATGTGGTATGATCGTGTCACTTACCCTGAGTTGAGACGCATAGCTCAAGAGTCATATATGGACTTTGAACCAGACGCAGTGTTGATTGAAAAGAAAGCCTCTGGCCAGTCGTTGATTCAAGATTTGCGCATTGCAGGTGTGCCAGTGCTTGAGTATTCGCCAGATCGCGACAAAGAAGCACGTGCCCACGCAAGCTCTGCATTGTTAGAAGATGGCAGAATTTACTTTCCATCTGACAAGAAATGGGCTAAAAATTTAATAGACATTTGTGCAGCCTTTCCAGCTGGTGACAATGACAATATAGTTGATACTTGTACACAGGCTTGGTTAAGATTAAGAAAAGGCTGGTTTTTGTCTCATTCTACTGATTACGAAGACGACGATGATCTTCCGAAACAAAAGGTAGCACTATATGGCTGATCCTATCCCTCTGCAGCAACCCAAGATCCCATTTGCCGAGGGAGCTCCGCCAGATGATCTGATGGTAGAGCAGTTCGGTGACGACGAAGTATTGATTGGTGACCCTGCTCTTGACGAGCTAGACAACCCCACAGAAATGACGTTTGATGCCAATCTGGCAGAAGTCATTGAACAGCGCACACTTGATCGCAAAGCCAATACATTGGTCAGATACTACGAAACTGACAAGAATGCTCGTGCTGAATGGGAGATGCGCTATAAAGATGGCTTGAAGACACTTGATCCTGATGGTGGCCTTGAAGAGGGTGAAGATGAGCGCGCAGCAAGAGGCTTGAGCACAGTTGTTCACCCTATGATGGCAGAGGCTGCTACTCAGTTCAATGCCAGAGCTGTTGCTGAATTGTATCCTTCTGGTGGTCCAGTCAAAACGACAATAGTCGGTGAGCCAAACGAAGAAACAGAAGAGCAAGCTCGTCGTGTTCGTGATTTCATGAATTATCAGATCACACAGCAGATGGAGGAGTATTTCCCTGACCTTGATCAGATGTTGTTCCAGCTGCCTCTGGTTGGTCATGCATTCAAGAAGGTCTGGTGGGACGCAAGTCTTGATCGTCAGTGCTCAGAGTTCATACGCGCAGAAGACTTCATTGTCTCGGCAGAAAGCACAAACATCAGCACATCAAACAGATACACCCACATCATTCGCATACCTAAAAACGAATACAACAAGTATGTTGAAGCTGGCTGGTATCTGCCAATTGAGTTTGATGGCAGTTCATACGATCCGTCTGGTGACGTTGTGTCTATGGTCGAAGGTGTTGACCAAGATGGTGATGATGAGAATGATGAGGTCGTGACTCTGCTCGAAATGCACGTTTACGATATGTTTGATGGCATTGATGGGTTCACAGAAGAGGATGAAGACAGTGAAACTGTTGTTATGCTCCCTTATATCATTACTGTTGATTATGACAATGAGAAAATTGTCAGCATCAGACGCAACTGGGAAGAAGACGATGCAAAGAAAAAGAGACGCGACTGGTTCGTCAGTTACAAGTTTCTTCCTGGCATAGGTTTTTATGGCTTTGGCCTTTACCACATGATTGGTGGCCTTGGCAAAGCTGCAACAGGTGCATTGAGAGCTCTGCTAGATTCTGCTGCATTTGCGAACATGCAAGGTGGCTTCAAACTAAAAGGTCGTGTCAGTGGTGGTGAGATTGACGTCAGTCCTGGAGAGTTCGTTGACCTAGACGCAACTGTCGATGATGTCAACAAGGCAATCATGCCATTGCCGTTCAAAGAGCCATCAAGCACACTCATGCAGTTGCTTGGTTTTATCACAGAGGCTGGTCAAAGATTCGCGAGCACAGCTGATCTCAATGTCGGTGATGTCAATCCCAATGCCCCAGTTGGCTCGACTGTCGCTCTGATTGAGCAAGGCAGCAAAGCATTCTCAGCAATCCACAAACGTCTGCATCACTCACAAGGGCAAGAGTTCAAGTTATTGGCCAAACTCAATGCTATGTACTTGCCAGAGTCAATGCCATTTGCAGTTAGCGGTGCTTCCGAAACTATTTATGCAGCAGATTTCAATGATCGTATTGACATCGTGCCTGTTAGTGATCCAAACATCTTCAGCACTGCACAACGCATTGCTCAAGCACAAGCCATTCTTGAGATGGCAAAATCAGCTCCTCAGCTTCATGATATGTATGAGGCATACAAGCGGATGTATGAAGCTATTCGCATTCCAGGAATTGACGAGATACTGAAGAAGCCAGATGAAGCACCAAGAACAGACCCAATTGACGAGAATCTCTCGGTTATGTATGGCAAGCCGATCCGTGCATTCCCAGAGCAAGACCACGAGTCACACATCGCGGTGCATTTGCAGTTCCTGCAAGATCCATCGTTGGGTGGCAACCCTGCGGCCAAAGCACTGCAACCAATCCTCATTGCGCATGTGGCTGAGCATATAGCTCTGTTGTATCGTCAGCGGATGGAAGCAAGCATCGCTATGCCGTTGCCGAACCTGCCAGACATCCGTGATCCTAAGTTCAAAATGCAGGACATTGACCCACAACTTGACATGCTCATCAGTCAGCGTGCCGCACAGGTGGTTCAAAGCGCACCACAGATGCAACCGATTCGTGCACTTCAAGCCATGGGCAAAGGTCAAGGTCAAAACCCACTGCAATATGCTCAACAGCTCGCTCAACTCGAAGCTCAGGCATTGCAAGCACGAACTCAGGCTGAGATTCAGGCTGATCAAGCCAAGGCACAATCAGACATTCAGATTGATCAGGCCAAGGCAAGACAAGACCTTGAAGTTCAGAAGATGAAAACTCAGGTTGAACTTGAAGCAAAAATCGCTAAACTTGAAGCAGACCTCGCTATTGAGCGTGAAAAGAATGCTATGAAGATGCAGGAGAAAATGATTGATGGATCTGGACCAAGCAATATCTAACATGTATATGCAGGCGATGATGCCCCAACAACAGTTGCCTCCTGTCAATCCTTCTGCGTTTGGTGGGCTTCCTCAAGCACCACAAGGACAAATGCCTCAAGGACAACCAGCGATGCCTCAAGATCAAGGCATGGCACAATATCTCGCAAACAAAGTTGCTGAGATCCGCAGTCGAATGACAGGTGAACCGAGTCAGATGGGTGCACTGAGCCAGATGATGATGCAGCAACAGCAACCGATGCCTCAACAACCAATGAGGGCTATGTGATGGCTTTAGGTGCTTTTGGTAATTTAACTCCTCAAGATTATGAGACCATTTCAAAAGGTTTCCAATCAACAAACCCAGAGCTATCTCTTGGTGGATTAAACATTACAGGAAGAGACCTTGGTTCTTCTCTTTTCAGCGCAATAGCAGGTTCGAATCCAATAGGTCTGGTTCCGTCAGCAGTCAACCTTGGTCAAAGTTATGCAGCAGAACAAGCTGCAGCCAGAGCAATGGGAGTTGAAGATCCAGGATTCTTTGATACTGTCCGTGGGATGGTTGGCGAATCTTCTTTTGATGCAGCAAGAGCTGCAGCCGACACTAACAAAGATGGCGTGGTAAGCATTAACGAGTCAAGAGCTTTCGGCATAGGCTCTGG